CAAGCTTCAATTCACATGTAACACACCTTAAAAATAAAGAGAGGAGGCTTAATTGCCCCCTCTTTTTTTATTCTTAAAAAGGGTATCCTTGCCGTCTCATCGAATCAATAAGTTATAACGAATTAGGTGGTGCTCACATGAATATCGGTACTAAAATCCGAATACTAAGAACCGAAAATAAAGACACACTTCAAAATTTAGCAGATAAAATTAGCCATGACAAAAGCAATCTGTCGAAAATAGAGCGTGGTAAATACGATATACCTGTTGACCTGCTACAGAGAATTATTGATGTGTACAAAGTTGATCCGCGATACTTCTTTAATACGCCTGTGGAGTTAATAAAGATTAGCGCAACAGACGAGGAAATTCTACATGCTATAAAATTAATACGTTTAATTCAGCAGGACGTTAAATGAAACCGCTAAAATCATCCGTCACCTTAACTATAGGTGCGCCGACGAATGCCGTCACTGAAGGGCGACTCTGCCCCTCCATATCGCGTCCAATCAATCGCTTGATGTAGTTGCTATAGTCACCATGTTCGGGTGATTCAGCGTATGCCAGCAACCTTTCTTCATATCCATTTTGTTGATTGAAACTTGTCGTCTTAATTTTTCTCATCTGTAAACACCCTTTGCGATGTTATAGAATCCTACCGCGTTAGCAAACACAGATTGAACCGCGATAACACCGTCCTGGCACTGCAACTGTGGATAGACCACCTCTGAATTTGCATAGTGTTCTTCTATATAAGGCGCTATTTGTTCTGCTATCCCTCCACAGACGTATACCCGGTCATTCTTATGCCACTTCAATTTAGTAGTATTTCGGATGATACCGCGGGACAACCCATCTAAATCAGCTTTATTTTTAATCGTTTCGACGCCAAAGTTAAATGTCTCCGACGAATTATTAATGAACTTCTTATCTTTTGTCGTGACCGCATTCACCGTGCCGCTACCTATGTCTAATACTCTAATCGTGCCATTGTCGGGGTTTGACCAGAACGCACCACCACCCTCTGTAGCTACCTCTACCGCTTCAATGGTTATATTTTTATGAGCGCCGTTTACTACAAAATTATGATGACCAATTAACATATCCTTGATTTTCTTTTTCTCGGATTCCTTATGTGTTTTCACTGGCTGCCCGACCACTATTTTTACTGAGTATTCTTGTGGACAGTATTTTTTAACATAACGAACGATTGCTAGTAGCACTCTTATTTTCGTATCCTCATGCGCCTTGGTATCGCCAAACATTGAACCACCACCGAATTCATCCTCATGTTCAGCAATGGATCCTGCAAACCCTTTTCTGCCACAGATTTCAAATTCCATATCATCGTTACCGAATGACTCTTCTACATCCCGTTCGAACCAATCACAGATGGCTGTTCTATATGAATCCACCCCGTAAGGTCCTGCCACCTTCGCCATGTGATTCCCTGCATCTAATCCCAGTATTAATCCACCCATTCTATCATCCTCCTATAATGTAATACTCCTGCATTACCAAACTAGTCATCCACACTCTCAATGAATTACCGTTGCATTACATAGTGTATTAGTAGATTGAACCAAATATTCATATAAATAGTGATTCATACCACTCCCCTATCCTGCGTATAGTAGATTTATAGTTAGGACTGCGGAATGTGTCCTAATCAAATACCACGATAAGAGAGGGTGGAAACGGTGGGGGATAGGGGAGAAAGAAAGGTTAGGTCGGATAAAAAGCGAGATGTGAAGCCAGTGATTCCTGTTCATTTAAAGAAAAACATCTACCGCTTGTCCGACATATGCGATTTACCTGTCAAAGACATTGCGGTGATCCTGTGTGCGGAAGGTATTCAATCAAAAGAGGTAATGGGATTATTGAAGCCTAACTTTCGGAGAGGGGTGCGACTTGGAAATACCATCTACTTTGGTAGTTTAGATAATCCTTCATTGCAGCGTAAAAAGGATAAAAGCTTTCATGAACGAATCACCGCTAAATTTACAACAGATGATTTTGAAAACATTGGATTGTTAGCATTCGCCCTAGATGTCACTCCTTCTCGTGCAGTCGCAATCTTACTTAGCGCCAGCATCCGTGATCCCGATTTCATCCACACTCTTATGAGAAATTACTCTAAGAGAAAACGACTAACCGAGGAACACCAAACCGAATTAAAGAAGGTCATGAAATATATCAACTCTGAAAATCCGTATAAAACTGTTATTGCTTGGGCAGATATGTTGATGTATGTGGGGGATTTTGTTGTCAATGGATGGCGCAGGGTTGAATAGTAGGAAGTCGTCCACATATTGCCACTTCATCCACAATACAGTACCATAGAACTAACAGAAAATATTAGGAGGTTCACAATTGAATAGTTTATTTTTCATCATAGCGTTATTGTCCACGGCAGCACTCTTATACTTCATCGTGCGAACAATCATTTCTGCAATTAAAAAAAATAAAGTAACCCGTAAGAAGCACCTGAAACTTTTAGGAATTACATTTGCAATGATGGTTTTAGCGACTATTGGTTTTGACGCAACGATCGAAACTGCAGCAACCGAGCAAGCAGACGGACCTAAGAAAATCGAAACGTCAGCACCAGTGGTGAAAACTGAGCCAAAAGAAGAAGCTAAACCCGAAGCAATAGAAGAAAAGAAAACCGAAGTGAAAACAGAACCCGAGAAAAAAGTAGTCCCGCCTGGGGAAGTAGTTTATCAACCCGATGCTATCGCAAACGCTGAAGAGTATCCCGCTAAACCAGGCGCAATGTTGTACGACAAAACTGAATCAAAATTTAAAGGAATGAATTATCATTTAAAAGGTGAATTGATCAAAATTGAAAAAGTTGAAGGTCTCTTCGGAGTTATGGAAGATGCCTTACTAGTTAAAAATGAGCAAGGATATGTGATGCCTATCTTTCCTCCCTATGAAGTTTCGGCAAGTGTAGGTGATCAAATTGAAGTATGGGGACCTTTATCTGGTGATGGATATGCATCGTCTGATTTAGGGGTAGATAACGTGGTAGGAATGACAGGCGCAATGAACGCGACTCGAATTGATGTTAATGGAGAAACACAATAAAAAAAAGCGGCCCTTCCACAATATAATCTGTGGAGGAGCCGCTTTTTCCTTCGTACTTATTTACTTCTCACTCTCCGACGATCTTCAATCTCCACTTGCAGTGCCACAAGGTCATCCAACTTCAATTTCCCTTGTTTCGCTTGTTTTAACCATTTCTCGTTAATCAGTTTATCGTGTGTTGCATTGTCCAGATAGTTTATAACGCTATCTTTAAGCGTCTTTGATGTTGGGTCAAACATTCGTATTACCTCCTTTTTGATGGGTGTCTGTGGAGTCGGTGGCTTGTCCTGTGCGACGTTACCGGCAGGTGCTTTCCAATTAGATTTAACTTCGAAGTGTGGACGGTCAACGAAAGTCTTCCAATCTCCGCCCCATGTGATACCTAACTTGCGGGCAATCGCTCCCGCTTTGTCCATTGTCGATGCGTCATACAAGGACAACGGCGGGCTTACTGCAATGTCCCATGCCAACCCACTTTTGTGATTGCTGTTCCGCGTGTTGGTAACAATCGGACCAGGAAAGCGGGTTCGACCTTGTGCGTATAACCAATCTTGCCGCGCTTGTGAGCGTTGTGTTTCTGTAATGAATACCTTAACTCCCGCCTTTTTACACTCGGATAGAAAGAGTTTACAAGCTTCTTGTGCTACCTTGTGTAAATCACCGATGTTTCTGTTTTGGCTTGTTACGCTCATTATTTTTCACCTTCGTTCGACTTGACAATCAATTCATCCACCTTCGCACTAATTCGATTGTCGATTTTAGCTTCGACTAATTGACGGTCAACTTTCGAACCAATTAACTCCTCGCGTATTTCCTCTGAAAATGATTGATTGCTCGATTCGATAACCTTCAATTTCTGAGCCAATCCAGCCGGTACGACTACGCCAAGTTCAGCCATATTCTCCATGATGGATAAAGCTTCATTGACAATGTAAAATAGCACGGTTGCGTATGTAATCGCCCCACCCATGCCTAGTATTTGATCGATGATATTTGCCATGATGACCATGATAAGCACTAGCATTTTTCTTGCGTATCCAAATAGACTCTTTCGACTCCACAAATTTTCATTCTTGAAAGCTTTAAAAACCCCAGTGATAATATCTAATGCCATTAATATTAATAAGAAATGCAGAAACTTAACTCCCCCGAATAAATACATGTGTACTATATCTAATTGACCCAAATTTAAACCTCCCATTATTTTTCACTCCTTATTTTTGGATAAATAAAAAGAACGCCCTGTTAGTGGACGTTCTGCTTCGTTGATTATTCTGTTTTACTTACTACCGTGTTTGTTCCTACTGCGTAGTTATTTTTAATACTGCATAGCCGAACATAGGGATTTTTTCACTCACTTTAATTCTTAATCTACCTGTTACAACATTACCAAAAATCACTACGTTTTCAGTTTTCTCAATAACTTCAATCTTTTTTCCCATAAATTCCGACGGTAGTTTTATAAAATCATCAAAAGATTGGAACGCATCAATATACACATAAGTAACATCGCCCAATGGTATGTGGTAAAAAGAAATATTGTCCCTCGCCGTTTCCAAATCATAATATTTCCGGTAGGCTACCCCTTGAGTTATTGAATCTTTTGGTAAAGGTTTATCCGTATCGTGGCTTATAAAATTTGGATAACTCTTTTTTGTAGAGTTAAGAAGCCACGCGTTTGATAAATTCGATTTTCTGATTTCTGAGGGTAAATACCCTAACGCGAAGCCAACTTTATTATTGTTATCTCTGTCCTTGAATAAATCAACCGAGCGGTCTGGCGGCGAACTAGGCACTTCCCAATACTCTGGAGTATAGTTTAATGCAGGATTCGCTAAATCTAAACTTCTAGGCGTTCTTAAATCATAATGTATGCTATCTATGGTTATCGGCAAAGTTTTAGGGATAGTACGATGAACTCCGCCGTTATACGCATCTATTGGTTTTTGTTGTTGCACCAAACCCCATCTGCGAAAAGTGATATTAGAGAAATTTATAAAATCACTGACAACTAACATCGTGCCGTCGCTTAGTATTCTGTGTACGTTGGAAATAGTTGCCACCGCGTCACCAATTTCAAGTGAAGGGTTTTTAGTGTACCCGTTTACCGGCTTGTTCGCTATCAACCTTTCTAACATCGAAAAAGGGTTAACCAAATCATAATTTTCTGCAATATCTACATACTTAGCGGCATATGTTCCGTTTTCAAATACTTTTTTAATGCCGTCAAGTAAAACAGTTTTTACGACATTCTTTGTAGTGGGTATTAATTGATCTGATGCGTAGGTGAATCCGGCAAGTGTGGTCGTATTAACCGCGCCATTTACGTGTATTAAGCTTCCACCGACATATTTAGTAGAACTATACGGCGAATCAACGGATGCAGTATTTGTCCCCAAAATCCATAGAGCGTTGCTATCAATAATCTTTATGATGTAGAATTTAGAGTTTACGTTATCAGTCCACTCGCTGCCGATGTCTGCAAAAGTTTTCCCATGATTAGTCAGCGTTACTTTAATAACCTTTGAATACCCGTGATTTGCTCCCGCATAATCCCCGTTAAAATAAGGAGGGGTAGCGTCATCCGTTGCACTCTGCAAATTTACGCCGATAGAGTATGCGTCTGCGGAAGAATTAGGTATTAGTCTTGCCCCTAATAAATTTATTACGTTATTTCTTCCGTCATTTTTAAGCACTCGCGCATAATGCACTAAATCCGATTCAGTATTAAAAGGTGTACGAACCGCTATGTCACTGTCTTGTTGAGTATTATCTATAGTTATGGTCAACCCTTCGCTTTTCGATAAGGTGTTTTTTAGTAATACTAAATCATTATGAGATGCAATACCCCCAACGACTCCTTTTTTCATATCATCAGACATGTTTAATTCCGAAATTGCTCCTACTGGTAAAGCGCCTGATTTAAGTTCCATATGACTCGTTCCATGAGGCTCGAAAGAAGTGAAAGCAACCCCCTTTTCTATTTGAATCAATTTGCGAAGTTCTTCAAAAGACTCCGTGGTATGCGCTACGGCGGGGTCTAGTAAACTAGTGTCCACGTAGGCAATTTCGCTATCCGCGTGAATCGTGAACGTTCTTTGACTCCGACCATTCTCTACTCTTCGCAAGCTATCCGTAATGCCTGCCGCAACAGTATAAGTCGATATAGCAGAGGACACCCCGAGATATTCTCCGTTTATGTTGAGACAAATAAACCTATTCGTAATCGGGTGTGTTAAATTTGGAGTCGATATGGTGTACGTGGTATTTTTTTCAACTCGGAACCGCCCAAGAACTGACGAGGTGGCTAAAGGTGTATATCCCGATTTACCGTAAGATATTGTCTGTCCATCTTTCGCAAGACCCGGTGAGTAAAGATTACGCCCCTCGGTAATTTCAAACGCTCCGCCATCGTACTCCCTCCAAAAATTGGTTAACGCTGAGGGTACATTACCCACGTTAAAAGACACCCTAGACACGTACAATTTACCCATAAACGTAATAATGTCACTCGCCGCGTAAGTCGTTTCGGGGTCGAAGTTCGTCAGTACTCCGCCGCCCGATGTCCCTATTGCCGACAACACGCCTGTGTCATCAACAACGATAGAAATACCGTCTGCCTTAACGATGTCTGTTTGATTCGCCTTTTCCGCCAACTGCGTAGTAACCTTATCCATCCTGACGCCTAAATTGACCTCTCCACCACGAGCCTGTACGACCTCTGGATTGTTAGATCCAGCTTCTGCAACTACTCGATCGAATTCACCCCGTACCGTTTCCGCTGTAGTTTTAGCTGCACCTGACACGACCACCGCATTAGCACTCTGAGTTTTAGAGGCAGCTGCATCTACGATAGATTGTTCGATTAACGGACGCTTGCCTTTGATATAATCAGTTTCTATTTTTGAATTTGCTGTAGCTTCCAATGTCAATTGCTTTGCCGCAAATGCTTCCTGTGCGGCATTTTCTGCGGCATAAGCCATTACCGACGCTTCTTTTGCCGCTTCAATAGCTTGTTTTCCACCGTTTGTACCCCATGCCATTATCTAAGCACCTCCGCTCGATATGCACTAGTTGTCACGATGTCCACAGCTGTGAACGGTTCAAACAACGCTCCGTATACTTCATACTTTTTAACAACTCTTGTATTTCCGTTAATCGTAAATGTTACATCGGTCAACCCGTCATTAACGATGGAAAAGCCGAAACGTTCACTCGGGAAAGTCCTTACTTCGTTCGCGTTTCCTTGCCATGATTCCATCGCAACTGTGCCTTTTTGGATAAAAGCGTTTGCCCCGTGTTCACCTTCAATAAATTCGAATTTATTTCCTTGTTTATTAAAATATTGTGGCGCTGGAATACCTTGTGATTTAACTAGTGGTTGTTCTGTCGCATTCATGATATCCCTCCTAAATGATCTTACCTATTACCACGCCACTGAAAATCATAACCCTATCACCAATTACCGGAGTGTATGACGCCAATCGTGGGTAACGCTTAACTGACGCAATTGTTTCGCCATCCAGTCGTAAGCGCGGCTTTCCGGTAGCGTCCGTAATTGTTCCGAACCGAACACTTTTCGATTGTTTCTCTTTGCCGAATAAACCTACAAATTCTTCAGGTGTAATCATAACGTCACCACCTGTCGTAATTCGTGTTCCATATCCCCGCCAACTTCTAACTTCATAGTCCAATTTAATTCAAGGTATTTCCCGTCAATCTTTAATTCCCGATAACGCATCTGTAATACATCCGCATAACCATGTACAGGCATTAGTGCCGACTTAAAACGGATACGACCGTACACTTGACTTGCTTCAAACGCTATTCTCCCTACAAACGAATCAAGCGCCTGTTGATCCGCAATGTTATCAATCTCTCGATGATCTACGATGTTTCGGCCACGACTTACTGTCGACAGCGGGCTGTCTGGATTATTATTTACGTACGTCGAAACAAGTGGACCTTCTTCTTCGTTTGTCCGAATCACAGTGAAAACATTCGGAACGTCAAACGTATCAAGTTCCTCTTCTGCTCCAATTAATGTCACTGACTGTTCATCGTCAATGTAGGCGTAGTCCGCTGACCGTTCAGCAGGAGATATATATGAACGAGAAACGAAATACCCTTCTTCATCCACATAAATTGGCGTGTAATTAAGTTGGGAAAGTAGCTCGTTGATGGCTTCAATTTTTTCCGCACCTGGTTCAAACTCAATCGTTCGCGGTAGTTTTTTGTCCGTCTGCTCGATGTTGTAATGACGAATGCCAGCACTCATTATTATGCCGATTAAAGCATCATAATAGGCTGTACCCTCCACAATGGTGTGCCTACCAAGAAACTTGTCATCTCGTAATATAAGGGATAAATCATAAGCTTCAATATCACGAACAATAGAGCCGACATCATCTTTCCGTGTTGGGGATGACAATAAAAAAACTCCAAGGGGGAATTCAATCCAACCAGAGTTTTCGTTCCCTTCTATTCGGTTTAATTCCATTGAATGAATGTGGCTAAAGAAAGCGTATTCTCTTGCTATTATCCTGCCTGGTGGCATCCACAGTCTCATGTAAGGTTTGATACGATCATTGAGGTAATCAATGCCTTGCTCGTTTTCTATCAGACTAAATTTTGCGGTGCGTTTAATCTGTGCGAGCATCGACTGGCTGATGTCTGCGCTTGTCACGTTGCTTAAATCTCGTTTCCTACGATTTTCTTTATCTAATAACTCGTAACGAAAATCAATCTGACGATTCGGAGAGTGTAGCACCATTTTTACTGCATCGTGTGAAAAGCCATCACGTGCTAAATCCACATGCTACACCTCCTCTCTGTAATCAATTTCTGTGAATGTAAGCTTAACGTCATTTCCGTAAAAGACTTCATCCATTGAAAGCGTGGGCAATGTCGTATACATCTTCCGTCCGCGACCATCACGGTATAAGAGGATCGCTCCATCGTTTACAAATTGACTTAATCGTTTTCGACCAACTTCATCCCGCAACAATTTGATGGTTACATGCATCTGATAATCAGCAAATGTACCATATTCGATAACAGGTCTTGTCCGTCCTGCAAATTGGCGAAAAGCGTGTTCTCGTTGTAAATTATCACTCCGACCTTCGTTTCCGTTGTATTTAAAATGATGAAGAGTCATCTCAGGATCTTGAATATCGTGGAGGAACACGCCTATTAATTTGGGTGCTTTTGCTTCGATGACGTCCGATTCGCTGAAAGTCCCGTTGTTACCGAGTGCTCTTATTCGATAATTGGCGATTTCCTCACTTGCAAGCGCGTAATCCGTATATGCGGAAATTAAATTTTTCGCAATGCGTACCCACTCATTATTAACTTGCTTGTAGATTTCATTTTCCGCAATTGTCGGTTGTGTACCACTCGAAGGTGGGTTGTCTATCACAAATCTTATGCCCGCTTTTTCTTTGTAAGTTGCTACAGATGGTTTGGTAGGTGGTGTATAGGATATGACGATTGTTGTATCGACAAAGGATGAAAATAGACCACTAGCATCTTTAATACGCAACTTAATTGTATACGTACCGCCGTTGAGTAAATCAACACCGACAGTCCGCGCTTTGATAGATGAAGTAACTTCGCCTGTATCCCACACTACGACTCCCAACGCGTCCTCGATAATGATTTGATAAGATGCTTGAGCACCACCCATCCATTCGACAACAGGACGTGAAATCGAAACAGGTGTCACAGGTTGAACAATTGTCGGCGCATTAGTCGGTTCAGCAGATGTGAATACTGCTATAGCTGAGTAAGGGCTGAATAGATTCTGTTGGTCATAAGTGCGGACGCGCCATTCAATTTGACCGTTAGGGAAAGTGTCTCCCGGCATGAAGTAAAATTGATCCGGTCCACTCGCCGCTTTTATGTGCCATCCCGTCGTTCCTTGTGGGCGCCATTCGACGCTTACTTTGGACTGCGCATCATCATCATTGTGTTTCCATGTGAATCGCTGTGTCTTTGTTCTGTCAACAATGATTCCACTTGGTGTAAGATTCGTCGGATTCGTCGGAGCGATATTGTGTTGAATCGTGAATACTCCGTTTGATTCGTCCCACGCGCCGTAGTTTTGACCATCGTAAGCGCGGACGCGAACTTTTGCCGTCGAGGTTGCCGGTTCATTAATGAAATTGTAAGGATAGGAAGTAGCTCCGACTGTTGTTAGTGCAATGATATCTTTCCAGGTTTGTCCGTTATTAAGGGACAGTTGTATTTGGTATCGGATACCCGCCGTCGGTTTGTTGTCGGAAAACGTGATTGTGTGAAGTTCGTTGAATGATTCTCCGCCGTTTGGTGACGTTATCAAAGGCTTGTTTTCAATACCTGTTCGGATGTAATAGAAACCGTCGCTGTGATAACCGTGAATTGGATACTCGTTAATAGTTCCGACTATCCCAGTTTGAACTAGTGTTGTCGGGGACGCGCTTCGGGTCCTAGAGTAAGTGGTTAGGTCGTACGTCGCTGAATATTCGCTTGTATAACCATTGAACTTCCAATGTGTTTTAGATGAACTGGTTGCATAATTACTGGCGGACCAGTGGGTTTGTGGGTTCATTAATCGCGATAATTCAGTATTCACGTACGCGTCACCATTCCAGAAAGGTTGTTCGTAGTACCCCCAAAATTGAGGACCTGTAGAACCGCCGTTCGGACTATATGTGTGTACCTCTCCACTCCACGGACCAAACGCAACGTTATATTTATCAAATAAATAATTCGCCACTTGATAACCTCCTTTCTCAGTGTGACGTTAACTCTTCCTAGTTACTTGTTTTAGATGACTAAAGAAGTCCGTAATATCTCGCATGTTATCGAAATCTTTCCCGTCGATATTAACGTATATAGGACCCGTATACGTATCTCCACCGTTGATTCCACTCGAAGCAATAGCAGGGTGCATTGACCCACCGTGTTGTGGATTAGCAAAGGCTGCTACATTTGGGACAGCTGCACTTGCCATCGCTCTAGCTGCGTTTTTAATCGACGCAATGGAATTTTCCATTCCAACTTCTAGACCCTCGCCAACGAATTGACCAATCTTCATCGTGACCCTTGAAGGTGACTTAACTTGTAATGCAGATGCCATTGCTGCACTTACTGCTTGGGCGATTGATCGCGCTTTAGCTACGAGCGAACCTTCCATACTAGCCAATCCATCAAGTAATCCTTGTCCTGCGTTTACACCAATTTGTTTAAGTGATTTCAGCTCATCATCCGTCGTTTTTGTGATGGATTGAATTTTAGTTGTCCATTCAACGCGTAATGCTTCAAGTTCCGTGTTTGCTGTAACGCGCAATTCGTCAATGCGTTTCTTCGTATCTGTTTTCATACCAATCAGTTCAGCTTCCGCTTGCGTACGTGCAAGTTTGGCTTTCTCTTGATACAGAGCAGAGTACTGAGTAAGTTGCTCGCCAGTGAGCGAGTTAAGAGCAAGTAGTTCAGGTAAAGCTTTCGGTCCCATCTCGCGTAACTCAGCAATCAATCCGTCATCAATAGCCTTATTGGATAGTTTCTCGATTTCCAATTGCCACAATTTGAATCCGTTAACTTGCGAGGTTAGGTTCGTAAGTAAATCGGCACCCGATTTTTCAAGCTTAATTTCGAACAAATCAAACGTGTTGGCAAACGATTCAAGAGCCTTCGCGCGATCATCCACAGATTTGACATACATATTCGTAAGGTCTTCTTCTTCCTTACGTAGTCGGTCGTTAATAACCATCATCTTACCTGCGTATTCATCATTGACCTTAATGACTTCATCATTAATCGCTTTAAGTGATGCCTGGTACGCCTTTTGAATTTCCACACGTTCTTTTGTGCCTACCTGGAACAGAGCGAGTGATTTCCTCCACACTTCTGATTCAGCTACGAGTGACAGTTCGTCCAATGATTTTTTATCAGCAACATAAGTCTTGACGGATTCCAGACGGACCTTTGATATTTCAGCTTCTTTCTTCTGCATATCCTTCCACGCTTTTTCGTTAATACTAGCGAGTTTCTTCTGCTCGTCCTCATTGAGTTTAGTCAATTTAGAAGAAGCATCAGCACGAATGTTATGGACTCTTTGTGTACCAGTGGTAACAATCTCGCCTTTTTTATTCTTTGAAGTTTTCAATGCAGTTTGAGAAGATTGGTTAGATTTCCGCCCGAGTTCAGCACGCTTCTTAGCGAAATCAGCTTGAACCTCTGTACGCTTCTTCTCAGCTTCAGTGGCAATCTTAGTGATTTCTTCTGCATTCTTTTTAGCGGCTGTGGATAGTACTTTTGCGACACCTTCGATGGCTTTTTGGTTTGTGCCTTCTGTGGAAGTGATACCGATAGCAATACCGTCACCCACATCTTTACCGCTACGAATCATAACTTTAGATGGTGACGCGGTTTCCATTTCCTTCTTGAAAGCACCTTTAATTTTGTCAGTAATGCCTTTTATAGCATCTGCTACTACTTTCATTTTGTCGGTTATACCGTCAACAAGACCTTGTATAATGTCCTTGCCGATTTGTTTCAAGTCGATGTTTTTAAAGAACTTCATTGCTTCGTCCCATTTTTCGGAAATCTTCGTTTTAACTTCTGTCATTTTGTCGCCGACAGCTTTCTTCATTTCCTCAAATTTTTCAGTGGCAGACGTCATAATTGATTGAACTTTTTCTTTCGTCCAAGTCCAGGCTTTATTCCAACCGTCTTGAATTCCTTTTGCAATGTCGCTAAATACAGTCTTCGTCTTATTCTTGAAGACTTCCCACTTAGAAAGGATTTCGCCAGTCTCCCAGTTTACTTGTTCAATATGGCCTGAAGCTTGCGCTTGCGCTTCTTTGACAACATCTTTGTGCATATTCTCAGCATGTTTCACTGTTTCATCTTTTGCCCTAGTAGCTTCGGCAATCATCTTGGTAGCTTGTTCAGCCGTGATAACGCCTGTCTCGTCACGCATACGGATAATTTCGCCTACAGTTTCATCAAATTGCTTTTCCGCTTCCTTGACTGTACCTTCACGTTGTGCGGCTGAGTTCTTGACAACTTCCGCTGCTTGCTGTGCAGATAAATCTCCTGCCGATTGCTTCATTTTTTCCATAATAATTTTCTGTTCAACTTCACTAGCAGACAATGCTTTTACCGCGAATTTATTCATGCTGTCTTTAATGTTATTAATCTCGGCAGCTTCCGCTTCAGTCAAGTCTCGCTTCGCATTTTTTGCCGCATTCATGATTTCGGCGATTCTTGCATTTTTGGATTCTAGCAAGAGGACGTCTAGGGTGTGATTGTTTTCTTGTTTTTGTAATATCTTCGCTTCTTCTGCATCTGTTAACACGGATGAATTTAGGAAGAATGATGACGTAGCTGCCATGCGTTCCGCGTGATTGGTATTTAGTCCTTCCAATATCTGCGTATTCATAGTATTAAATTGGTCAATCATAGATGAAGCCATTTCACCCGTCACGACTGTATTTCGAATACTCATATCCATTAAGGATTGAGACGCACCATCGGATAATTCGAAGAAACTACCAAGTGCTTTTTGGGTAGCTTCCGAAACGCCTGTACCGAATCTATCAACTTCTGGTATCGCATCTTTTGATAGATGATTGACTAGTAATCCTACTCCGATACCAATACCTGCGATTGCCGCAATAGCTATTCCGATTGGTCCTGTTAACGCTGTAAATACTGCCGCTAATGCTCCTACTCCTGGTACTGCCGATGCCACCCCTGTAGTCATGACTGCGATTGCCATCGATGCTGTACCGAAGGCAGTCATTATTGCGCCTACCGAACTAACCAATGCACCTACAACAACTAAAACAGGACCAATAGCAGCGGCTATTCCTGCAATAACAAGGATAGTTTTCTGCGAAGTCTTGCTTAGTTCTGCAAACTTTTCAATCCATGGTTCGATGGCTTCCACAATCTTCAGTAAGACCGGGATAATGATTCCGCCTAAAGTAATACCTAAGTCAACCATTTTATTTTTAAACGTTTCTAACTGTGAGGCCGTTGTTGCGTAACGTTGAGCCGCTTCATTAGTTAAGGCGTTATTTTCTTCCCACGATTCATTAGAGAGATCAACCGCACCCGCGAAAAGTTCACTCGCATTACCAGCACGAAGTAAAGCATCACGAAGTCTAACTTCTGAAATACCCATTTCTTGAAGCATGTTAATAGCTGAATCTCCTGCTTCTTCTGCAGTACCTAAACCGTTAATAAACGCACCAAGCGCACCAACAGCATCCTTCTCAAAGGCTGTTTTAAATTCTTCGCCCGTCATTCCTGCAATTTTACCGAAGTTTTCTAAATCCACACCTGCTGTCAAGAGTGAATTTAACTCTTTCTTGGTCATGCCCATATCTTCAGCCAAATGCCCAAAGGCTTTACCACTGTGGGACGCCATCATTTGTAATTCTCTAACCGTCATCCCTGTTTTGCCTAGAACTTCTTGAAGTCCTGTAAAACCACTAGTAGAAGCTAACTGCATCCGGACCATCGCTTTGGATATTGCCGAACCTCCCATTTCAGCTTCGATTCCTACTGAAGTAAGGGCTGTAGACAATCCGAGTATGTCGGCTTCACTCATGCCTACTTGGGCACCTGCTCCTGCTAACCTCATACCCATTGCCATGATTTCGGACTCTGTTGTTGCGAAGTTGTTACCTAGTGCAACGATACTGGAACCGAGTTTATCAAATTCCGTCTGTGGCATTTTTGTGATATTAGCAAACCTTGCGAAGTCTGTAGCCGCTTGTTCAGCAGTCATGTTAGTAGCTACCGCAATATCACTAACCGTGCTCGTGAAAGCTAATATATTTTTAGTCTCAATGCCCAATTGCCCAGCCGATTCACCAATTGCGGCTAACTCAGTTGCAGCAGTGGGACCGGACTTAGCCATATCGCGAATACCTTTTTCGAGCTCGGCAAATTCTTCTTCTGTTGCAGTAACCGTTTTTCTAATTCCTGCGAAGGAACTTTCAAACTCGACAGCTGCTTTGGTAGCTAAAGTACCTACCAACATAATTGGAGCAGTAACCTTCATCGACATATTTTTCCCGATTTTGGTCATTTCCTTGCCTACGTTTGACATGACAGCCCCGACAGCTCGCATACGTTCGCCTAGCTGTGTCCATGAACTTTCACTCAGCCGCAATTCATCCCGTTGCCGTTGAAGTGCTGCAGCTACTTGCGCTAATTCAGCTTCAGTCCGGTTATATTCAGCGGTAGCGCGGTTTAATTGAATAGCAAGTCGTTCTGTCTCGACTGAGTTTTCACCAGTAGCAGCTTTGCTTGCGTCATAAGCCGCTCTCAATCTCTCAACCTTGGTTTGTTGTCCACTGAGCATGCGGGATAGCGCGTCTTGTTTGGATGTTAGCCCCGCTGTGGACTGACCCCAAGCATTACCATGGTTCTGTAAGCCGCGCATTTCCTGTCCCATCGCTTTTAAGTTACGGTCAATACTAGCCATTGATTGTTCAAACTTAGCCGAGTCGATGGAGAGTTTTATCGCTAAATTACCTATATCCTCTGCCATAATTTCACCCCTTTACCATTGCACCTGGTCGGCATAGACTTTTTGTGATTTCGCTTTTTCCTTTTTCCAACCATTAAAAATAGCGTGACGGTTCCACAACGAAAGAATCTTTCGCGGTGTCATCCTCCACACTTCTGATTCGGTTCTATTTAAATGGACAGTGCCGATGTATATAAAGAAGTCGTATGGAATTTCTGTCGGTCCATCACTTACTTCCCCGTTTCGTTTCCCTCTTCTTCGTCATCGCCTTCAGGCATCGCGGTTGACAGCGATTCTCCTAATGCGGTTATAACTTTCTCGATATTCTTCACACCTACTAATGCGCCCACATGCTTTTCTGTGAAGTCCTCATCTTCTTCGTGCGCAAACATGGCATACAATATCGTTCTGATTTTATTGAAGTTTCTTTCGTTCAGACCTTTAACTATGTCTTCGAACCCCATGCCCTTATCTTCCAATTCACAAAGCGTATTCATATCGAATTTAAGAGTACGTTCTTTGTCGAGCGTGATTTTTACACCTTCGTCTTTCATTACTTTCGCTGTCGAAGCTTTAGCCATATTCCATCATTCCTCCAATTTTTAAGTAAATAAAAAGAGAGACGGTTTCCCATCTCCCTGTTAGTTTTTATTAAGGTGTTGGTACTTCTTCGTAAACAGCTGTGAACCAGTTCGTGACAATAGTAGGATCTGATAGTGCAGTGTCGTCAGAATCTACAACGCTACGTTTCAAACCTTCTCCTTTAGCATTCAATACAGTGTCAGAGTGTACAAACGTCCCCACAATCGTAGGTGTGTTGTATTCGATAGATTCACCTTTAGTTGTGAAAGACTCTTCTGGTGGCGCGAATGAACCTTTGTAGTACACAATGTGGCGATACCCTCCGTTGGATTTAAGTGAACGGAACATCAAAGCGCCTTTTGGAGCGATATCGCCGCTTGAATCTTGTACTACACCATCACTATTGATTGTTTTGCCTAGCAATTTTGCATAAACTTCATTAGTCAGTTGGTCAATCCCGAGTGAAATTTCTGTTTCACCCTCAGAACTTGCCGTTTCTGCCGCTCCATCGTCAGCGTAGAGAACCACGGTACTAACGTTTGCCGTCACCGATGCTTCAATTGCCTTTGCAATCTTATAGGGCGTACCGTACGTACCTGTCGTTTCGTCAATCTCTGCAAAGAATAAATCTTTTAACCCAATTTGTACTCCTGCCATAATTAAATTCCTCCTAGTGTGTTGTCATAATAAAATCTGAAAACTTTATGATTTATCTTCGTATCTTTTTCGTAAAGTTCTTGCGCGCCGTTACGTCTGAATCCTGCAGCTGTCATTAATTCGAATACCTGTTTAACGACAGCCGTATAATTACCTTTTGACCAAATATCAACTTGATAGGAATAGCGCGTCTTTACTTCCACATCTTCTGCGTAAAGAGCGCCCATCTCGTTGTATTCAAAGAACGTAATATACGTTGTTGCTTCGCCCGGATAGTTGAGGGGGTAGACAGGAACTCCAGTAGGTTTAAGAGTGCTCATTATCAAACTGTTCATATCCCTAACCCCCTCCTTATCTCTTGAGCCATGATCTGTTCGATTTTCGCTTTCTCCTGTTCAAAAGTAGGACGCATGAACGGTCGAGCAGGAATCTTCGAAGTGCCTAGTTCGTGATAGTACAAATAAAACGCGTCATTACTCTGATTAGACAACCCGACTTTTATAGTACCGTTTATGATTTCACGATTAAGCACAAAACTTTTTTCTGACTTGCCTGAGCGTTTTTTCAAACCGAATGAGTAAACATTTTCTTCGATTTTGTTCCGTAAATGTTCACCTGCTTTTTCAAGCGTTACTTTTTCAGTTGCTTTGAAGTTAGCCATATCAGCTAGCCGCCGATGCAACGCATCCAGTCCTTCGAATTTAAGTTCCACTTAATCCACAACCTTTAAAAAGACAGTCATTGAAGCATTTAAACCGTCGTCATTTTCAATAGATACGATTTCATGCCTTTTTCCGTTCCACATTACGAATAAACCGCTAGGTCTCTCATTTTCATCAAGCGCCTTACGATACCGAATAGTAAACTCTCGACTATTCTCCATATTCTCTTGGGCAGCCGCATAAAACGTTCTACCTTTCAAGGTTCTTAACTTCGCTTTGGTGGAAATGTAATCAATATCAACTGTGGATGGATAACCGTCTTCGTCTTGCCCTTCACCTTCGTATCGAAAAAGTAGCGTCTGTCTTAAATCTCCGGCGTTTAGCTTAGGCTTGTACTTAAATGGTTGCATCGGTATCACCTACTCGAATTTCTTCAAGAGCCTTACCTACTCCAAGACTATTAATCTGACTCAAAAAGTTCGTATTGAAGTATTCCAGTGCATCGTTATACGCATACCTGGAACGTTCAAAAACAAGTTCTTTGAATGATTCGTTCGTCAAATCGTAATCTCCGCAAGCTGTTTTCAAGGAAAAAAAAGACGCCGAGAGGATACGTGTAAGATTTTCATCTTCATCGTTATCCTCAATGCGCATGCGATCTTTGAATTCAGTTAGTTCTAAGGGCGTGATAGCCATTTACATCACTCCTTGCTTTTTGAATCTTTTGGTTGCTTCTTGTCTACAGGTTTTTTCTGTTCTTCTTCCTTGATGAATGCGGCCTTGTAGTGTGGATGAAGTTCGGATAATTCATTTAAGCGTTTATTGGTAGGTTTAAAGCTTCCTTTCGGATACTCGTCGCCCACCTCATACAACCTGCCTTTATCTTCTTTATCCTTGAATTGCTTAATTACCTTGTAAGGCATAATCTTTCACTCCTTTTGTTTAGACTGTTGGCGCAAACGAGATAGCCAGGTCATATACAAGTGCTGCTTTATTGTCCTTTGGCTTACCGTTAGCGAACTGTTTGATAGTGTAGAGAGTAGCATCTTCAATAGCGAGAGTCTGATCGAATTTCTTCAGTTTGTAACCGCCCGCGATAGCTGCTAGATATTGACCTTTCACGAAGAACAACGCTTTACCGACTGGAATTTCTTCGGATTCAACTGGTTGAATATTATAAGGTAGCGCCATTACCCATTGTCCGTTCGCTGTTTGGATCGTGTTACGGGCTTGTACGCCGATAGCATCCACAGGATTTACAACCATAACAATATTGTTTAGAGCCTTGCGTGACTTGCCTTCTGCATCCACAGAGAGTGCTTTAACTACTCCGTAAAGTTCGCCCGCTACAACTTCACCATATTGAGAAGGAGCGAATGTCAGTGTACCGGAAGATACCTTGTCAGATACAGCACCATTTACCGCAACATCTTTCATTAGTCCAATCGGTTCACTAGCAGTAGGGCCTTTACCGTTTACGTATCCATATTCAAGACCGACGGAATAGCTTTCCACAATCACTGTACGGACATAGCGTTCAACCCATACAGGCCCAAGTTCTAGCATATCGTTCGGGATAACAGCGAATGCCGTAAGTTTGAACTGGCTGATTTGTTCTTCACGGAACGCCGCGTTTATTTGCCCTGCAATTGGACCGAATAGTGGACCCCATGCGTATGCTTTAGTCGCGTCTGAATAGATAAAGCGAGTTACTGCACCTAAATCCTGCAAACCTAGTGCAGCTAACAGAGGGTGCTCTGTCGTCAAGTCTTCAAAGACTCGTTCTTGCGTAGTGACTGGAAGAATTGAATCGTCATTGAATCCACCGTCCAGGACTGCGGCATTGAAGAATTTAGTTTCGTCAGACGTTAAAACGTTTTGGCCGCGTTGCTGAAGAATAGAACGATCAAGCATTTCGTTATTTACTTCTTTCGTGATTGCTGAAGCAACCTCTGATTGCAAAACATTGAAATAATTTTCGTAAGCGTCAGTCGTTTCTTTTTCTGTCACGTTTTCTTTCGAAAGTACCGCAGATAGTGCAGTTTTAGCATTTTGGAATGTTTCTGATTTATTGAATTTAATTGTCATTGTTTAATTCCTCCATTTTTTGTATTTAAAAAAGCCTAGATGCTCTGTTTTGTTTAACAGGCGCTGGCTTTTCCGGTTCTATGTTTTTCAATTGATCTAATTCACTTTGCATAGCTAACATTTGTACTTTTAATTGAGAAACTTCTTTGTCGTCTTCCACAGTTGTTGTTGCAGCAGCAGCAGAAGTAGCAAAGCCTATTGTTAAAGCGTCGTTCGCACTAAACCACGTTTCCGCATTGACCATATCACGAATTTCGTCACGAGTAATATTGGCTTTTGTCATGTAAATGTCAATGATTCCATCCTCTAGTTTTTCAAGTAATTCGGCTTCTTTTCTAAAGTCGCCTTTATTACCCCAAACAATCGTACTTGCTTCGTGAATCATCAACATGGAACCGGCTCCCATGATTAGTTCATCTGCCGCCATAGCAATTACGGAAGCTGCAGAACAGGCCCATCCATCTACATGGACAGTTACTTTACCTTTATGGTCATTTAATCTGTTGTATATCGCAATACCGTCAAATGCTGATCCTCCAGGGCTATTTAATCGAACAACTAAATCATTGTCGCCTGCGTTCTTCAATGCGTTATCTACATCTATCGCTGATGTCGAATCCCAAAACCATGATTCCCCAATATCACCGTAAATCGTTAGTTCCGTCACGCCTTTTTCGTCATCATGATCGGCTGAGAAATTATGAGGGATACTTGATAAGTCTTTATTATATTGTTGATTTTTGAAGCCGAATTTACGTTTCACTGTCACTATTTTCACCTCCTTTAAGTGCTTCAGAACTTTCTTGATAGTTCTTTGTAATAAAGAATTTCGTCATAATATCATCATCCACAGTTTCTAGCCCCAGTTCAGTCCGAATCTCATTCCCGTTCATAATCCCCGATGCTCTCAATTTATCAACAGCAGTCGAAAGATCGAATATATCACGATAAGAAGGTTTTCGAATGTCAATATAATTCCCGTCGAGGTATTCTTTCTCCGTGAAAAACTTAACATCCGCTTCGTCTTTGATTTTCTTTAAAATAGGTGAGACAGTGAAAAACATATAGTTCTTCGTCTGCTTCTCTACGTCAGCCATATCCCCACGAAGCAAGCTTATTGGAATGCCCATAACCATGGCTACTTGATTTAAAAAACCATCGGACACTTTGTTTAACTCGTCCACACTCTGACCGGCTTGACCGTTAGCGGACAGTTCTTTATATTCGAACCCTTTTTGTTGTGGAATAATAGCGACATCTTTGCTATCGATAGCTTTGTACATATTGTCAATAAACGCTTGCAATTGAGTCTGTTGCTCTTGTGTTTTAGCGTTAATCAAATCCATATCCACAGTTCCACGGATCTGATTCTTCCGTTTCTGAGCAGATAACACCCTCCCGAACAGCTCGCCATAGTCAGCAAACAATCCATCAATCATCGGTGCTAGTTTTTCGTTACTGTATCGCAGGTGAATGACATCGCTTTGTTTGAAGCTACGTTTAAACTCATATTCTTTCACTACAACGTTAGTGAACGTATCTTCGTAAACGGCGTATTCGTTATGTTGAAAATCGTCGGCAATTAATAAGTCACCATCATCCGCTTGGATAATTAAACATTCGTTGTCGTAGACCAGTTTGTGGATAAATGTTTGCCAAAACGTACTGGCAGTCACATTTTTACTAGGTCTTACATTCAATCGATAATACAGTTCATCTTTTTCAAATGTCTTGCCTTTTTTTACTCTGAATTCTGATTGACTGATAGTTCTTGCTAAAAAAGCAATACAGGTGTCTATCGCTAATCGTTTCATGTGGACCCGATTGGATGTCTGTTGAAACATTTCGACATCGAACATGAAGCCTAGTTCGGAATTACGTTTGAAGATTGCATCTAAAAATCCCAATTTATATCACCCCCTTTTAAAACCTAATAGAATCAAGGAAAAACTCACTACTTTCATTCAATTCCATATCAAACTGTAAAGCGTGAAGGAATGCAAAAAAACCGTCAGTCTTTCTCGTCTTCGGCTCAATTTTTTCATATGTGATATTTCCTTTACCGTCATACTTTGCATACGTATTATTGACATACCACCGCATCATCATATCGTTACCGAATACGATGTTTTTGTATGCAAACATTTCTTCTATGATTGGTTGCATTTGGGTATGCGTCTTGGTTCCGCTTCGTGCAATATCGAGAGTAAAGCCGTATTCCTCAAATACTTCTCGTAAGTGATTGATACGGTACATATCACTTGTAATCTTCTTAATGTTATACAGCTTAGATTGCTCCAAAAACCACGTCGCTATTATTTCGGGTTTATTTGTTTCTTCGTGGATGATAGTGACAAGCCCTTGCTCGATTGCTAATTCAATATCCATCCTAAAGTTCGTTAGTTGCAGCGAACGATGATTGATGAACGTGTGACTCTTCCAGTATCGCTTGCCATCCTTTTTGAATAACAATCCGACACCAACAAAGTCCCGCGTATCAGCATAGTCAATACCGCCGATGCACTCAGCCCCCGTAAAGTCCGGAAAGGGTTGATTGGTTGCCGCTATCTTGTCCCAATCTGCTACGCCATCCTGTGAGAGTTGAGAGGGTATGTTCATCCGTTTAGTCATGAACTCAATACGCGCAGATGGACGTTCTTTCATGCGGTCATATTCAAGCTTCATTTCTAGCTTCAAGTCCGGCATGTATTCAATGGATGGGTTAGCTTTCTCCCACATTCTGAAATCATGGTATTCTTCGGGATCATCGAGTCTGCACATAAACGGGAACATTCTCGAATTTGGAAGTTCGCCATTCAAAACGCGTTCGGCTTCTTCTTTCATTTGATCCAAGAATCCATCACGAACATTTCCGTCTGTGGTCAGATAGATTCTTCGTGGACGTGGGACTTTACCAAGGCCGGATGTAAATACTTTTATATTGTCTTCCGTCTCATAGGCGTGGATTTCATCGAATACGACTACACCAGGACGGAAACCATCTTTTGTTTTTGCGTTATTCGTGTAATAACTTACTTCTGCTTTAGTTTTATAATGACGAATGACTTCCATCGTTTTCTTAAAGTGTTTCTTGAATACATCCCAATGATCTTCTAATACATCTTTCAAGTCATTGAATGAAGTCTTTGCTTGTTTTTCGGATGTGGCCACGATATCCACATTGTATCCCCGAATATCTTGTTTGCCGGAAAAGTGAAATGCAAGTGCTGCGAGGAATGCATTCTTTCCTGCTCCTCGTCCCATATATAGAAGGAACTCATTAAAAACTAGCGAACCGTCATCAAAGAAAAGTCCGAACATACAAGCCGTTACAAACTTCTGCCACTTGAATAATTTGAACGGGAAATACTTCTCGATAGATTCGATTGCATCGTCAACCGCTTCGTCGTCAATCACTACGTCGTCCCGCGCTAGTTTTTCTTCCACAAGAGAGATCAGTTTCCTAACATCTTCATTAACTACGATTTCGCCTTTTTCGACAGCTTGTATATATTCTGTGATGTACTTGTTATGTTTAATATCCTTCATTATCTTCAGGCTCTTGTCTTACGGGCTTCAATCCTAATTCAGAAAGCAACCGCAGCATTTGATTATTCGTCCTTGCATACTCAGGTACTGAAGGATTTATTTTAGATCCAGTATTGGAGAAGATTTTTACGCCTTCTTCGCGAAAGTCTTTTTCTAATGCCTGGGCCATATCCCACATAGTCAAATACTTGTCAATCATATCTGTGTAATGCTCACCGTCAACGCCATCGGCTGATAATTGATTGAGTAATCCTCTTTTGATTCGGTCGCGTGACTTGTCGACATTATCAATAACATCCAAGTTTACACCACTCAATTTCCTCCCTCCTTTAAATTCCATTTAATTCCAAGTATTTATACGCGAATAAATCAATATATGTCTTTTTTCTTCACCCCAGCGGTCTTTATTGTTTATTTAAAAGACACAATTCAGAGATGGGGGGTATTTGAGAATTAATGTTTGTTTAGATTGTTTTAATTGTTTTAACTATAACGACAATTACCATCTTTCATCTCTTACGAATGTTTCGCTTGGCTTGTATCTGTCGTGGATTTCGTTGTGATGTTGTAAGCAGATAGTAATTAAATTCGACAACGCAAGCGCAAGATTCGGATGATGTTCTATTTCTTTTATGTGATGAACGTTTAACTCAATTGATTTCCGTTTACCTTTTTCTTTAATGGAATCGAGATGAACTTTTCCCTCAGCCGCACACATTTTACATTCAAAATTATCTCTCTTCAATGCTTGCATTCGTAATCCGTTCTTACCATTCCAAGATTTAGTGTTATAGAATTTCTTTTGTTGTTCTTTTGTTTTGTATTCAGCCATGTTTCTTCACCTTGCTTATGAGTAGTAGTAGAGGAATCGTTATGAATGCTGTGAGTATTAAGCCAGTGGTAATCATTGCTTCACTCCTTACGATTGCATGACGGAACAATCAACCGAGATGATGGATCAAATCCTTTCCGTTGTATCTAATTGAACAGCGAACAGTTTGACCACCACCTTTCATATGTATAAGAAAAAGCCACACCCGATTGGATGCAGCCTTGATTGTATTGGATTAAGTATATTAGTTTAAAAGAATCATCCGCATACCCGTTAGCGCAGTTCTACATAGCTTTCACTATGTGCCGTGTATGCGGATGTAAAAGAGGGGAAATGAGTAGGTCACCATCTAAGAAACCTACTCTATCAGATTACTACAGATGAGAGTGAACTTCCTTGGTGTTAACAAGTTCACTTCTTCCATCTCCATCTACCAATGGTAACGCCCTGCATTACACCAATTGCGAGTCCGAGAATAAATGTCCACGTCCAGACTTCCATCAAACCCACCCAATCAAATCAGCAGTATCATCCAACAGCCCATTCCGCAACCTCAACACTTTACTCCTGGACATATTCAACTGATCGGCAATTTCTTCCCACTCATAACAATTACGTTCAGCATCCCAATATCGCATGTCCACAATGACCTTCAAGTCTCCTTCGGACTCATGATATAGGCTCTCCACAACGTGCGTAATCTGCTTTAGATTCTGATACAGCTTATCCTCTATCAATCGTGTTGCAAGCTGCTCGGTCGGCTTAGAGATTGTACGGACAGAGTTTGCGCCACCACCCGTGTTTTCGTCGTCAGAGTTACGGCTCATTAACTCCCATTCGCGGTATTTAAGTTGCTGCTTGTTCTGTTTATAGTTGGACCAGTATTCTTCAAGCTTTTGGATATCGTGTTTGTTTAGTGTTTTCATACCGTCACCCCAACTTCAAATATTTGTCATACTCTTCAAGCAACCTACGATTACTCAACGTCCCCAACGCCTCACGATTCCATATCGACCACAATAGCAACCACTCTATGATTTCCTCACGCTCGTCCACGGTCATTCATTATCAGCCTTCCTGTCCTCTTCCGCTAAATGCTCCCGTAATAATTGACGGAAACAATCTTCGCAAAAATTCATTCCCCAATACCTGCCTAACTTAACCTTACATTCGATGCACACCTTTTCTGTTTTAGTGGTTGTCATGGATTTCCTCCTAGTAACCGTTATTTTGTCTTGAATGATTGACTTCGTTCTTTGCCAGGTATGCAGACTCTATTTCCTCCCATGTGAAGCCGAGCATTTCACCGAGACCAATGAACGTATCAAGGACAGAAGCATAATCGCTAACCGTTTTATACCTGGAGAAATTACTTATCTCATCGAATAACTGGCTAAACTGTTCCGTTACGTTACTCGCTTTAGTTATCCATGATTCGTCGTAAGGCGTCGTCATCGTAGTTTCTTTTCTTTCTAGCCCGATTGATAAGATGAAATGTAGGCAATCGACGTATTCTTCCAGTAGTGGATTTCCGTGTTCAATCGGATTATTCACTCTTATTGCCGGTTTCTGATTGTTACTCCAGAATTTAAAGCCGCGCCATTCATTCGCGCATTCACCCAACTCAACCTGTAATGCTAGAATCTTCTCGGGAAGCGTGTCACGCCCTTCCAATCCCTTTTTCTCGATGATTGCTGCATCTAGCAGCTTCTGTATGTCAAATAATTTAGTTAGATTCATTTCTTCCCCTCCACAATCTTCGTTTTCAAGCAAGTAAGATAAACAATATGGTCAATAGATTCCTCAATCGCGTGGTCAATCCATTCCACAGTTGAATAATCTGCCGGATTAACAGTAGTGCCATATTTATCTACACCCTTATTGGTTTGTTGGATAAGCTTGTCCAGTACTTGTGTGAGGATCGCGTTCTTATTTATGTGACCTAACATGTCATTTCCTCCCTTTTACGTTGAGCCGTTACCCCTGCCCGCCTAGCTGCCTCCACTTTCGATACAATAGGAGTAGTTGCTGCAACTTCTTCATCCCATCCATGCCTACGGACTCTTTGACGGAATAAACTGAGTTTTATACCGTTCGACTTTGCAACCTCAATCCATTCGCTATGAAACGGAACCTCAACTCTTGTCCGTTGTGTAATCGCTCGGTCAACATCCCATCCGTATTGGTGTACTCTTTGATATAAAGTCTGATATGAAATCCCATTAGCCTCAGCGATAGTCTCGTCTTCTAGTGAAATATAGTAGTAACGTTTTTCCAATTCAACGCCCTCCTCCTAACTTTGCAATACGTGCATCCATTTCCAATCCAGCAATAACTTTTTTAGCCCTGCTCAATTGCTCTTCTAATATCCTTTTTTCTTTCGCCAATATATTGTAAGCTTCGGAACTTCTTCGAGCATTAGCATCGCGTTGCTTTAATAACGCTTCCGCACTTTGCGCCCGACTTTCCCAAGAACTAGATACTTGTACACGTTTTTCAATCACTTTGTCTTTCCGTCTTACTTCTTGAGCTGATCTATTCACTTTATGACTTAATTCCCTAATGGAAACCACGTTTCTGTTTAACGTTTCTTCCTGCCACCAAAGTTTTTCAAGCAGCGGTTCTAATAATTTCTGTAGCTTAGTTGTCGTTATTGTTTTCTGCCCTTTTATCACTTCCTGCAGCTCATCCTCTGGTCGAAGATGGATCATTTTTGATGTGTACATTAAATCATCTGCCACCCTTCAATCACTTCGCCCTAACAACCATCAACCCATGTTCTTGTTTCCACTTGTGAAACTTTTTAGTTCCTACACAAAGTTGTTTCATGATTTGCGTGTCTGTCATCTTGCTTGCTTTGAATTTCTTGTAAATTCCGATGGTCAACGTATCAACAGTCAAACCTTCAGCGTCGGGCTTCGGTGGTAATTCGCTCTCTATCTTCTTCCGATTCGAAACTAATTTATTTAATTTCTCCCCTATCTTTCGTATTTCAACAGCGGCAGGACAAGGGCAATTGGTTCTATTCCCCGATGAATTCCCCTCGATTTCATCGTTGCACAATCCACACCGCAATCCATCCAACCTGTTAATTTCAGCTAATATCCAAAGTCTTTTTTTGCGTATTTCAAGTTTATTCAATCGTTTCGCAACCGTTTCAACTCCCATCACAATTCCCCCATTTCCTTTAGTCGATCAGTAATTTCCATGAACCATTCGATATCTACCAAGTCAAGCACCGTGTCAATTAGTGACAAAAGAAAGTCCTTTTCCGTGATAGGTCCGAGTGGTTTAGTCACGGCGTTCAGCCTCCAGTGCTTGACGGGCTACCACATAACATTTGTCCAAATATCTTGATTGGTTATCGTGTTTTGATAACTCAAATACTTCCTCTAACGCTTCACGGAATCTCATGTTTTCTTTCCCCACTTCATGCAGCTTGTTTTGCATCCTTACTGATTCGTTGGTCAGGTAATCCACGTATGTTTGCCCCAACATGTAATCTAGTCGTTTGTTGTCTTTCTGTAACTCCTGCGCCCGTTCAGCTTGTTCGAATAACCATTTATAATCATTAGTCTTCAATCCGTTGTACTTTTTGTATCTTTCTAAGATAATTCCCAACCGTTCCGCATTAGTTTTATCCGCATTCATAATCGCAAACGCTTCATCCAACGCAGTTTGTTTTTCTTCAAACGTATAATCATTAATTTTCATCTTCTTCCCTCCCCTTCTGAACCATCCCAGTGCCCTTGCAGGCGGTGCAGGACTCTGTCAGATATAAGCTCCCACCTAACGTTCCAATCCCCTTACAATCGGCGCACATGAGGGTTGTTGGCGCTATTGGTATTTCGTATGGGTTATGCATTGTGATTTACCTCCGTTTTCAAAGTTTCATAGTTTATGGTCCGAACCGTGGACCGTATTTTGGACTGATTCGGACCGATACCGCGTTTAGTCGAACGGTGTATTAGACTCAATCCTTAACCAAGACATAGCCAATACGCAAAGCGTCTATAAACTTCAAATCCTCCATTCTTTCAACCTCAAACAAAGTTTCATCTAGTAGCACTTCTGACCACAAAACACCGTCAAGTTTCTCCCTTATTATTTCCTGGCAATAAACGTCCCTTGTGTAGTCGCTCCATAATTCTCTAAGTGAGTGAAGGCCGTTTATTTCTCGCCTCGTTAGCTCAACTCTGTTCATATAGCCACCACTCCTTTCCAAGCCCTTCTCTCGCCCTATTAATCAGACTGTTGGCAACTTGGTCTGCATATTCGTACCCTTCCCCCAAGTGAAGATGATCTGCTATGTGTGTTAACGCCTTTCGCATTTCTTGATTCCGTTCATCAATCACATTAGCGGTTCTAATAATGTCTTTGGTGGTTTGTATTAATTCTTGTGCTTGTTCTGCTTGTTCGATTAACCACATAAAATCAGCTTCATCGACTGTTCTAAAATTATGTTTTCTAGCATCTCGATGAATAGTTAAGTTACCTATGCGCTCCAGTCGTTCTGTGTTCGATTCTGACATTTTGCTCACTCCTACTTATAGTAATTATGTGTCATAGCCCAAACCGTCAATATCGTTAGTGTGATAATCACAGCGTTGACGAACTTTTCTTCGTCTTCCTCCGTTGAAAATATTATGAACACGTTAAGGAATGTTAAAATTAGTAGCCATGCACCTAGCAACATAGAACTCATATTCAAAACTCTGACCCCTTTCTTACTTCGCCTTTTGTGTCTACTGCGAATCCTCTTTCTTCCCCACAACCCGCATACACCTGTCCCAACCTTTATCAAATCCATCCTTCGTCCCCATCCAATACGACAGCGCCATTATTAACCCGCCACCGATGATTAGGATTAGGATTTCTTGTAGTGTGATTATTGTCATTTAATAACCCTCCATCCCGCTTTCATCATCCGATTCAATTCCTTACCGAAAAACACATCATAGATATAAACACGCTCATGACCTTCCAGTCGAGTCAACAACCACATAGGCTTATTATTCACCCGTTCTAGCATTTAACTTTCCTCATAACCGCCCTATACGTCGTTTGGTTGCTTCCACCGTCATATCCGTGTCTATAACCGTTAGACCTTGCAGCCCTACTACCGTGAAAATCCGTCGTCGTTTCATGAAGTTGATATACCGTGAACCCTCTGACTAATAATTCATTAATTCTCATGTCGCGTTCTTCAATGGATCCGGCGTTTATTATTGTTTGGAAATAAGGTTGTGTTTTCATTGGTTTCACCCTTTCTGGTATTAAACGGTAGCGTATTCCCACCTATAACCACCCGCCGTTTTTTGTCTTCCATTCAAAACTTCGCTTATCCCTTTTTCCTTATTGCCGTTCGCTTCTCCGGCTTCTTTTATAGAATTGTAAGTTATTGTCTTACCACCCTTTAAGCACAACCTGTTCACTTTCTTCTGATTAGCTTTAACGGCAGCAATTGTTGCTTTTTTTAAATTTTCCGGACGGTAAATCATTAAACCCAACGACCTTGCGTGTTCTGCATTTTCCTCATTGGTTACCCATTCCAAATTGTTTATGTTGTTGTTTGTTTTCACACCGTCAATATGATTAATTTGCGGTTTGTTTTCGAGGTTTGTTATGAAAGCTTCCGCAACCCATCTGTGCATTGGTTTTGTGTTTTTTTCATTTTCTTTCGTAATGCCCATTTGGATATAACCCTTCTTATTTTCATATCCTTTAATAATTTTTCCTGATTTCACTTGAATCGAATTGTTTCTTTGCTTAACAGGTCTGGACAGTGATTTCATTCTTCCTAAACTGCTTACTTGATACAATCCTTCGTATCCCTCGACATCTTTCCATAACTCCATATCAATACAACTCCCTTTTGTCATTTCTATTAACTCTATTATATCATACTTCCTCATACTAATGCATACTATGTTGTATTAAATGTGAGAAAGTTATATAATGTTTTGAAAGGAGTTGTTTTTATGATAAAAGACAGAGTAACCGTTACAATCGATCAAGATGTTAATACCAAGATTAAAGAAATTAGTGAAAAAGAAAGTAGAAGTTTCAGCCAAATGGTGAATTTGATTTTAAAGGAATATGTTGAAAAGAAAGAGGGCAAATAATGCCCTTTTTTATTTACCTAAAACTAAATCGATTGCTTCTTGAGGACTCCTGCAAACCCCAACAATCACGGGGTACTCACCTACGACAGATATAAATTTCTTCTGCGATTCTCGCAACTTGCCTTTTTCGGTTTTTACCTCGATATATATTGCTTTACCGTCACTTTTTCTGAATCCCGCTAAATCGGTGTGACCTACAGGAACGCCAGTATCGAAATAACGTCCGTCTGCCATTCTGACTTTTCCGGAGTTTACACGGAAGATAACTGCGTATGGATTTAACGCTATACGGATTGAATTTTGTATGTCGGCTTCTCTCATGGAATTACCTCCTAAAATACGTTCAGGGATAGTTAGGACAGTTTGACCCCATTTCCAACAACTCTCTATAGGAATATATTTATATATTTATTTATCTACTTTTATATTTTTCTATCCCTACTATCCCTAAAAGAAATAAAGAGTAATAGAAAGGTAAATATACCAAGGGTTTGCAGACAGGGAGGGTTTTCTCTCAACTATCCCTAAACTATCCACCAACTATCCCTACATATTTATATTTGCCATTTACTGACTGGGTACATAGTAACCATTTCTGATAATTCAGTCTTTCGAAGTCTTGTGAAACACTTCACATACTTTTCACAACGCACAATAAATGGTAATTAATTTAGTAATTCATCGTGTGTTCGAATTTTCTTTGTATGTCCAGTAACTTCAATCCACCGTAAACTACTACCCCGTTAGACTTTCTTTTATGAAATTTCTTACCCATTTCCCTACCGAATTTCGTACTGCTCATATTGTGTTGCCTGTTTTCTCCCGCCCACTCTGAATATGCTTGGAAGACTGATTTTGCTTGGACGTTGGAAAAGTCATCCCTCACACAGCATTCCTCGATGAACAGTTCTACAGCGTCCATCTCTGTGCGGTATTCTTGCCGTTGATCTTTTATTACTTGTGGTTCCTGCAGCCCGTCTTTCTGCCACATTAGATAACCCTCCACTGCCCAATGGAGAATGGCGTTTATCTCTCTCCTTAGCTTGTGGGAGAGTTTCTTATCAACCCTGTTTTCGGGTATCTGCACAGTGAACGGTACGATTGCAAGTCTTCGCCATATCCCGTCATCCGTACCTCTGATTAACGGTTTATGATTGGTGGCCATCCAGATTTTAAACTGTGGAGTATATTCGAATTCGTCTTCATATAGGAAGCGGGCTGTAATCTTATCTCCACCCGTCATCTGTTTGATTAACCCTTCATCGAACCTTTCACCCTCGTTAGGCTCTACCGTCGTTACTAGGCGCGCTCCTGCTAATTTCGCAATGTCTGGATTAGCTGCACCGCCTTGATTTTGTTTCACCATAATCGCGTGTGGTTGAATATTTGTTGAGTAGCTGCCGAATAGATCCGTTACAATGTCGAGAAATACTGACTTACCGTTACGTCCGTTTCCGTGGAGTACGAACATCACTTGCTCCTCTGTGGATCCAGAGAGAGAGTAACCAACCGCTCTTTGAATGTAATTAATCAACGATTTATCACCATCGAAAATAGTTTCTAGGAACTCGTCCCATAATGGGCAATCCGCTTTATTTGTGTACTCCACATTAGATATTTTCGTGAAGTATTTTTCCTTGTCGTGATCGTTCAGTTTCCCTGCTTTTAAATCTAAGTAGCCGTTTTGTACGTTAAATAGATGTTGGTCACCATCGAATGCTTCTGATTTAACAGGCAATAAATGCTCACTTTCTTTAATCATGTTCGTTTTACCGTTATGATTACGTGTTGATTTAACGTGTTTCTGAAACGCTTTTTTCATTACTTCTTCATCCGCATCTTCGGGGATGAATATTCTCTCACTCTTCATTTTTGCAAGAACTTGGTCGGCCATCGTTTTGATTTTTCCTTCTTGATCCGTGACCCATTTCTTGCTGTCGTAGAAATACCAATTCTTCCGAATATAGCTGTACCTCAGAATCTCACCGTGCAACGATGTGAAGCGTTCTGCATTGCCTGTATCATCGTAGGAAAAGTATTTGTTTTTCACTTCTTTCACGTCATGTTCCATAATGTACAATTGATAATCATCATCCTGTGGTGCTGGACTGAATACGTTTGTACAGTCTGCAATTGCTTTATTTAATGTGTCATTTCCATAAGTAGATTCCCCGCGCTTGCCGTCCCATTTTTCACGATAGAGAGAAGATCCTCGGAAGATGTTATCCATCTTTCCGTAATCCCTCGAAGTCCAGAAAGCTAAATCGTTCGCGAATGCCATATCCGCTTCGGATTGACTGCTGTAGAATTGTTCCCATCCGCCACTTATAAATAATTTAAACCGCATCCCGTTCTTACTATTAGAAGCAATGCGGATTAAATCGCTTTCCGGTAGGTCGTTCCCCTCTCCATCTTTAATGTTGCGAACAGGAGTAGGTTCAGACGTTTCTATATATTTACTGTGGAGGAATTTTATCTTTCCGTAGTCTTCGTCGTCTGTGATGTGCGTATAACCGCCCAGGTGATTCCCTGTCACTGTGAAGAAGCGTCCTGCTGTATAGATTTCAATGTTTCCTTTACGTCTGCCAGTCGGTGGCAACTCACCTTTAACGATGATGTGGATTCCGTTACCGGATGGCGATACTTCTGCATAACTGCCGAGCATGTCCACAAATTCGGAAACGATATTATCATCGTGTTTATCGTTTTTGTAATCTTCGATTTCTCCGCCAACGTCATCAATATCTATCCCGACGTATGGTTCTTTGAAAAAGAATCCGATGCCGTCATAAGCTATTGAAGCGGCGAGGGCAGTATCGAAATCTGCCCAAGTTGCTTCATCATTACTTTTTGCTAACTCGCCTGTATTCGCATCGACAGGCATTTTTGTATGTCTGCCGTTGCGTTCGACAATCTTGAAGCAACACCAACGATCAAGTTCTTTTAATTCATAAGGTATTTTTGAGTACATTCAGCGTCATTCCTTTCTCAGAACGGTAGGTCGTCATCTTCGACAGTTATCGGGCCGCTGTTCCCTGCGAAAGGATCGTTTTGCACTCCACCAGCGTTTTCTTTCACCTTCTGTTTATGCTGCACATTCGGGAAACTCGTAACATCCCATTTTTTTACGTTTAGATTGTTGTAAGTTTTACCGTTATACTCAGATTCTTCGTTTTTCACCGTGACTTTCAGTGGCTTACCAACGTAATCACCAAGCAATTCATTCATGGATGAATACGACTTTCCTTTTGGCAGTTGTGCAGCTTTCCCAATCGTGTTAAACATCATCATGTTGTATTTCCCTGTATCTTTCGTCTTCCAAAGTTTCTCGAAGATAATCATATTTTTGTGTTTCTGGTCAATGTCATTGCGGAGCGTGAGTCTGAATTCCGCATATTCCGCACCGTTTTTAGTAGCATCTTCGCCCGTTAGTGAGATAACAACCTCATAAGTCCCGTCTGCAATACCTGTTCCTTCAAATGTGTTTTCGAAATCTAGTGAGAATCCTGTCATAATTAATCATCCTTTTCTGGTTTAGTTTTTTTGTGTTTAGCGTTGCATTAAAGTAAATCTGCATAACCGTCATACAATTCGTAATCATCCTCGACCAATGCAAGGTAAGAATTGGATTGACCATCCCAATATTTATCATTGTGCAACTTCACCAAGTCTTGACCAACGTATTTATCTACGTTTTCAGCAACAACTACTTCGGAATATAAATCTCTATCGAAGTTATCTTTCCAAATAATTTTCACTATTACCTCTCCCCTCTATAACAATCCAAGCAACTTACACTGGTGATATGCCCAACCTCTTTTATATCCGCGATTCTTCGCTAAATCGTACAGTTCACCCATATCTTTGCAGTCGGACGGTTCGCGGAAATCGAGTTTCAACACGATGTCACCTTTATTGATTTCTTCCAATTCAGCTTCAATGACTTCTTTTTCTTTAGCAGGATCAGTTTTGCTTACATGCCCACAGTGCGGACACTCTTTACTTCCGGCCGGATATGCAGCAAAGCAATTAATGCATTCTGATATAGGCACTTCCATTTTAATAGTCGATTTCTTTTTACCTTCCAAACTCCATTTACGCTTTTCATCAGGCAATCCGAATCGGTGAACGTTCGCAACGTGATCAATGATGATGCTCGTCTTACCAGGCTTGTATCTCATGCCCCTCATGCTCTGTTGAATAAAGAGGGATAGGGATTGAGTCGGACGCAACATGATGACTGTGGAACAGTCTGGCACATCGAAGCCCTCGCCTATCAGATCAACGTTGCACAAAATCCGAATTTCTCCATCACGGAATTTCTGAATGATTTCATCACGTTCGACTTTCGGTGTTTTCGCGTCGATGTGTTCGGCGTTTATGCCGTTATCAAGAAACTCCTGTTTTGCTTGGAGACTGGACTCAATACTGTGGCAATAACAAATTGTCTGTTCGCCATCCGCTAACTTTCGATAGTGCCGTACCATATCGCCGTAGATTGCCTTGTTTTCTTTCAAGGTGTTACCAATCGATTCATTCGAGAATTCTTGCAGTCTATTCACTTCCAGATGTTCCTCATTTATCAGCTTCACCGAATAGTATTTATAGGGAGAGAGAAAACCATTTTCAATCAACCATTCTGCATCGACTTCTTCTATTAAGATGTCGTTGATATCTCCCATACCGGATCCGTTCATTCTGATTGGGGTTGCGGTGAAGCCTAATTTCGGTACGTCTGAAAAGTGGGCGTATATCTTTCGATACGATGCAGCCAAACCGTGGTGCGATTCATCCGTGATGATTAATGCTGGTTTAGCTGTTTTTTCTAACCTACGGACAACCGTCTGAACCATGCCGAAATCTACCAAACTCATATCAACTTCGTTGTTTCTGAAAGTGCCGCGTATCTGATCAATCAATTCTTTTCTGTGGACGAGGAACAACACGCGATTACCTTTATCAGTCGTCATTCTAGCGATTTCTGATATAATAATTGATTTTCCTGCGCCGCACGGGGCAACTACACAAGGTGATTTAAAACCGTCCATGTACGACTGCCTGGTGCGATTAACTAGCGTTCGTTGGTAGTCATGGAGTTTGAACATCGGCACCACCCTTACTTGGTACATATCCAACCTTGAAAATATCCTCCTGCAAGCAATTCTTCCTGGCATCCAACTGATTTTTCGCGAACATTTCGTCATTCGGCTGCAAGTAGAATCCTCTATTACCCGATTCAGGGACATACACTAATCTACCGACCACATCGCACAACCCCATTAGGTTCTCCAGTATCGTTTTTCGAAAGTGTGGGTACACTCGATTGAAAGTTTGTCCTGCTGAGGTCTGCCACTCGTCTGTCATCTCCCAAGCGAGGAAAACAACCCTTTTATCTAACCCCTTGATGGCTCGAACAACTTCCCTCATTAAGAAGAAATCTAATCTGTTATAGTGAGCCAACTCCGGTGCACCTTTATTTTTTCCGGTACTTCCAGCTTCGGCCAACATTGCTCTGACCAACTCTGAAATATTGTCTACTACTATCGTGTCGTATTCGTCGGCCAGTCCACCTTTCAGCATCTTCAATAACTCCGTCCACGATGTCCATGCTGATTCAGTCGGGAAGTCTAGCACGTCAATATTTTTTTCTCCCTTTAGAACGTGAGATGTTTTGTCAATGTCGATAACTAACACTCTCTCGTCTTTCGGTAAGAATCGGATAGTGTGCGTTTTCCCGATGCCTGGCGCCGCATACAGAAGGTAAGTAGCTTTATCTTTCGTGATGTTTTCGGCATTGGTGATTTTCATTTCACGTCACCTCGACAGAAAAGCTAATCGAATCCGGTTTAATAACTACCCCAGGAACTGCTTGTCCAGTTTCATCGAACGCGGTTAGAACACCGTCGACATTCGCAACGGATAACGACTTTTTAAAATCTCCCCACATCGGTTCTTTCTTGATATAGTCCTGCATATCATTACTTAAGAGATGGACGAGCAAGGCGTCTTTATCAGCTTGTTCTGGAGCTGCTTTCGATGCTCTGGATTTACTTTTACCGTATGGAGTAGATAGCGTTTTAGCTTTCGGGTCGCTTAACAATGTGTGGAAGTGATAATCTTGAATACGCTGTTCCCATTCTTCGACTTTTTGCGAATTGGATTTATTCACATCTTCCAACCATTTATTCACACGTTCGATTTCCGCTTTAGCTAACGCTTTGTTTGTTTCGATTTCGGATTTCAACGGGATTAATACTTCGCGAAACACCCAATTCAAGCTGCCTATATCCGTGATTTCGAAGCGTACTTTTTCTTCGACTTCACTATTTTGTAGTTCATGCATGTATATATCCTCCCTTTGTGTGGTAAAATGGTGGTGAATAGGTTTCGTTTCAAACTAGGACCGTTTGCAGACGGTTCTTTTTATTGTTCTGATATTCTTGCTATGTGTTCGCACAACTCTGACGGTATCCTTGAACGTTCCAGGGAATTCTTTAGGCCTTGTGTGCCAGTTTTGCTACCTCTAGGTGCAGGTTCGTGGTGACAATCCTTATTCCCGTTCTTGCAGACGGGTTTGAATTGTGGATACGGATGATTCGTCCATAGGTCTGTCGGTTTGGCCCTTGTATCCCCATATTGGCAGTACCAAACAGTGTAGCGTGGTAAGCCGGACATAAACGCCATTTTCCGCATACCACCTCTAGGATTCTCGATAAAGTAGTATTTCGGCTGTAAATCATAGATAAGCTTCAACACGTTTGCGTTTACTGCATCGGATAACTTAGCGTATTCGGACTTGGGTGCAAGATTCCCGTCCTCTTCCCGTGTCCTGTGATGGGAGATCGCTGCTATTGAATAAGATGTACAGTCCGGGGATGCCCATATTACGTCAGGTACTCCAAACCTTTCAATGATGTCCGCTGCGGTGATCGTACCTATATCCGCATACCAATCAATATTTTCATGCTGCTTGTCCCACTCAACTGAAAACACTTCATGTCCCTGGGATTCAAAGGCTTTACCGATACTTCTAGTTCCTGCAAACAGTTCCAACACTTTTAACTTTCTCATTCCCCTGCAATCCTCCTCTCCGCATTCCCTTCTGATAGAAGAATGCTAGACAAGCAAGCCATATCACAAAAAGCATTCCCACCGTGTTCTACATATTCTTCACCTTCGAAGATTTCAATTCCACATGCTATACATTTGAAGAATTGGATTGGTTCTTCCTGTGGATGGATATCGTTTATATCAGGTAGGTTCATTCGGCTCCACCTGCACTTTCCGCTGAATATACTCCCATTGTTCGGGTATAGATTCTTTTAAATCGACAACTTCCTCCACAGACATCATTGCTGAGAATTCGACACCACCGTTTTTTGCTTTGAATTCGTATGGGTAATCTTCATCGTCATCAACTTCGATGTCGTACTCGATGAATTCAGTTAGAAAGTTGATAGCGTCTAGATGTACAAAGGTGCTACTAGTAGAAACGTTGACACTGAGTACCGTGTGTTCTGAGTCGTTTATGATTGATTTAATTCGTTGTGCCAGTGTTGAAATTTCGTTTAGAGATACTGTCATTTCATTTCCGCCTCTCGAATTTTTTATCAGACCTCTTCTGTTCAACCGCTTGCAATAAATGTGCCGCAACTCCTAATCCAACGATGAATGCGACGTAGAGTGTGAACAGTCCCCAGTCAGTCATTTAATTTCCTCCTTTTGCTGTTCTTCATATTCTTTCCGCTTCTGTTCTATCAATCTCGGAACGGAAGTTTTTAAAAAGAATTGCCACATTGCGGCTTTAACGTCGTTTGGTATGACTTGGTTATTCATGGGTCGCCTTGCCCTCCTCCAGTAAGTAATTTTTATAGTGGAAGTATTTTCTTTCACCCGCTAGACGAGCCTCTTTCGCTTGATCTTTATTACGGAAATTACCCAAATACATATTTTTGTAGTTCACCGTGATTTGGGCTATCCAACTTTTATCTCGTTTATCCCATGTGACACCAGTTATGCCGCTTGTGTTATTGGAATTCATAGGTTTGTTTTGATTGTTTTCGGCAGGATTAACTAATCTTAGGAAACTCTTCCGATTGTCTAAGGTGTCCTGATATATATGGTCTACTTGTTTATTTGGTTTAGTAACACCCAAGATGTGACGATGCAATCTTACGAGTTGTCTTTTGCCTTCTTTTTCGATATAGCCATTCACGTAAAACGATTTGTTAGGATTCAAATTCACATACCACGTATTTGCCTCTTTCACTTTTTCCAGATCATCAGTGTCAATAAGTGTTTCGAAGTTACCGTGCTTCTTAGATTTTATAAATATTGCCGTTACTTCACCCCGAATTTCGTATTTGTTTTTCATGCTCTCACCTCCATTTTTTCGGTATTACCGAAGTTTGACGGTAAAAAAAGTTGTTCTATACTCTTTCCGAAGTATTCACTCAGCATAAACATTTCGTCTGCCTTAAATTGAACCTGCCCTCGTTCCTTCAATCCGTACGCATCAGTGGAAATGTTTAACAATTCGGCTAAATCTTCTTGCTTTAAGTGATTTTCTTTTCGCGTGATGATTAAATTCCATTGCACTATTTGCTGCCCCCTCTCTCTTAACTAACCCTAGTATATTCGGTAATACCGAAGTTGTCAATAGATTTATAGACTTTTCTTCGCTTTTAACGTATATTTCTATTTTTTATCGAATAAACTTAGTAGTTTACTATCTTTTCACCTCTTCGGAATGACCGAAGTATTCAAGTGTTATCTTCGCTTATGGTGAATAAACCTCTTGTAATGTGGTATATTATTATAGGCGACTTTTATAATAAGGAGAGATGAAATGGATAGCAAGCAACTTTCTGAGTACGTCGGAAAGAAAATTCATTACTACAGAAAGAAGATAGGAATGACACAAAGGGAATTGGGTGAGGTGATCGGAGTAAAGCATAATACCGTATCTGATTATGAGCGTGGCAAAATATCCCCAGAGCAAGACGTGTTGTTCGCTTTAAGTGAAGTGTTTGACATTAGAGTTGATGATTTGTTCCCCCATAAAGAGAATACGACTAACGAACTTGAACGCGCTTTGAGGATGACGAATGAAATGAATTTAAAAGATGTAGAATTTTTAAATCAATTAATAGAAAAAACCCTGTCTCTCAATGAAGAAGATAGGGGCAAGTTTTTAGAAAGTATACGTTTTACGGTTGAATATCACGATAAAATGCGTAATGATTAAACTTTTACGCCACCGTTAGCCTTGGGTCACCACCAATTATTACGAAATCAATAAGTAACTGCAATTCTTCGTCTGTCATAATCATCTCCACCTTTTCTAGTTGTGTTTACAATTTAAGTAAGAGGGTGTCTGTTTGGCTTACAAAGTCGGAAGATGCCTACTTCGAGACTTGCTCCGTGAATCCAAAATGGATCAAGTTGAATTAGCTAACAAACTGAATGTGAGGCCCCAGCAAATCAACAAGTACGTAAACGATGTGCAGGGGATGTCACTAGAAGTTGCGCTAAACATCTCTTTAATTCTGAACTGTCGAATTGAAGATTTGTACGAAAAAATCGAAGTAGGCGATAAGGAGTAGTTTTTTCGTCTACTCTCCGACCGGAATCAGCCGAACAGCTTAATTCATTATAACAGAAGATATTTTCTTTTCTGTTAAATATTAGACTGCTTTATATTCCCATTCTACCATGATAGGAATAAATGTTCTATATATTAGACAAAAGAAACTATTCTAGCAACTAGATAGCAATTACAGCTTGGAGAAAGAATAAACTCTTTCTTCTATATAGAAGGGATGCGCCACAAATCGAAACCAATACAAATGCAACCGTCGGGATATATGTCAGAGTATCATCTGAGGAACGCGCCAAAGAAGGGTACTCAATAGATACACAGACACGTTTGCTTAAATTGTTCTGTGAATCCCAAGGATGGACGAAAACAGAACTATACGTAGATCCCGGCCACTCCGCTAAAGATATGAATCGTCCTGATTTCATACGATTAAAAAAAGACATTATAAACAAGAAAATAAATATCTTGCTAGTGTATAGGTTAGACCGCATGACTAGGAACATTCGTGACCTTTTCGACACGCTTAGTTTGCTCGATGAACACGGGTGCGCCTTTAAATCAGCGACAGAGAACTACGATACAACCACAGCGATGGGTAGGATGTTTATAGGACTCGTCGGGCTCTTGGCGCAATGGGAACGTGAAAACCTTGGCGAACGGGTCACGATAACAATGGAACAAAAGATATTGATTGATAACGAAGCGTCGGGTGCCCAACCTTATGGATACAAGATTGTGGATAAAAAAAGAGTAATTGACGATGAAGAAAAAGAAGTTGTGCTATTGATGATAGAGCTATTTAAATCACTCGGTAGCGTCGCTGGAGTATCACAAGAGTTAAACCGTCGCAATATACCCACTAGAACGCGAAAGGCGAACTGGAGTCATCAGACAGTCCGACAAGTGTTGCGCAATCGAGCGTTGTGCGGAACTGTTGTATATGCAGGCAAGAGTGTGGAAGGAGCATTTGAGGGGATTATTTCGACAGAAGAATTTGAGGACTTGTCACGCAGGATAGAAAAGCAAAACATAGTAAGGTTGCAGGCCCCCACACGCGGATTGTTTTCGGGAATGCTAAAATGTCCACAGTGTTCTAGGACGCTAGTCAAGACTGAAAATAGCTACCGCTGCAACAAATGCTATGAAAATGGTGACGGCTTTGTTCGTGTGAATGAAAAATACATTAAAGAAGCATTCATGAAAAAGATTCAAAACGACAAACTGGAAGGAAAGGAGTTAGAAAAAAAGAAAAGCCCTGCTCCCACACGATCAATTACGAATGAGATTTCGAAATTAGAACAAAAGAGATTGAAGTATCAACAAATGTATGCCGACGACTTCATGACATACGAAGAATTCCAAAGAAACATAAAATCCGCTAACGAAGAAATAGCTTCGTTACAAAACGAGATATTAGAAGAGGAAGTCGAAATCAGTGTTGAAGATGCGGAAAAGTTCAGATGGATGGTCTTAGAAAACTTCGATACACTTACAAAAGATGAAGCGATTGAGTTTATGGCGTTGTTCGTAAACGAGATTTCATTCAGTAGAACGTGCGTGAAACGCGATAAGAACGGTGTTCCTAAGGCTTATGAGTACGAAGTGACGGACATGAAATTCAATCGGTTATAGTTGCAACGAAGGGCA